CGTTCCAGGTTCAAAAATAAATCATATAACAGATGTAGATTTAAGACTCATAAATCCATAATATGCCTGTAAATACAATACCAAATTTAAACGAAGATAGAATCCGTGTCCAAGAAAATGTAGTTCAGGTTTCTACTGACAATATATTAGCAGGGACAACTGTAACTATTTCGCCTCCAGCAAGTGCTGTAACCTCACAAAATCAAGGTAATAACGTAGCTGCTTCAGGCAATACATCCACTGGCGGCACTCAACAAAATGCTGCGCCAAATGCAGGAGCTGATACAAAAGTAACACCTTTAGGTCCATCAGCTACCGCTGGATCTATAACAATAAAAAAATCTGGTACACAAAACCTGCCTAATATCTTTTTTAATTTTAGAGAGAAAACTTTTCCAAACACTCAAAATCTTTTATTTAAGTTTGAAACTTCTAACTTGGGTGTTGGTAATTTTACAGGAACTAAATTATCGACTTGGACCGCTAATGCAATTATTAGCCCTAATGTAAGTTTAATAAATGCGACTGATAATCCCCTTTCTGTAGTAGAAGCTTATGGTAAATACTTTTATCAACTTGATAGAGATAAATTAATTACAAATACAATAACTTTGCCAATAAAAACTAGCCCGTCTTATACTGTTTTAGTTTATGCGGTTGGAAAAGCAAGTGGTACTACAGATATAATTAATCAAGCTAATGCTGTTCACTCTTTTTATGATAGTACAAATGCAAACCAGAGTCAAAATTTCAATATTGGAGCAATAACTACTGTACATGAAAACGGCATGACCGTGTGGGATAAAACTTTTGTTCCAACAGCTATTTTTATAGGAAACACTTTAAATAGCGCAGTGTATTCCGACAACGATACAAATGCAAGATCAGACTATGACAATTTTATAAACATTAGAGCTGGATCTTTTTATTATCCATCTGGAAGTATAGCAATTGATAATTTTCTTTTGTTTAAAAAATTAGCAAAGTCATCTCAGGTTTATAATAACATTCCTTTTACAAATATATCTAGTTTCAAAAATAATATTTCAAGTCCTGCTGCTGCTGTTCCTTTTGTTTTAAACACTCTTCCTCCTCCTCCTGCTCCCGCTGTTGTAGTATCTACAAATCTAAATACTTTTTCTTTATATTTTGTAGAAATGTTTTCTGGAATAACTGATGTTGACAAAGACAATAATATTTTAACTCTTCAAACATTTGTTAATGGAATGTTAACTTATAATGGCAGTATGAAATTAAAAAAGACAACTCCAATAAATAGTTTTGGAACTTTTAAGATTAGTTTGTCGAATATATGTGGAGGTTTTTTTAGCGATCCAGATGTAAAATTGTTTTTATTTGATTATTTACATGGAATTTCAAATTCTTCATTTTCACAGATGAAATTAGAAACCAGAAATATAACAGAATCATTAGTTTATGATTATAGAAACATAATATTAAAAAGTACAAGCGATATTCAGTTATGTAGCAGTGATAATAAATCTCTTGGTTTTTCTCCTGCATTGGCTCATCCTTTTTTAAATATGTTTTTTACAAAAACAGTGTAAATTAGAAAATCTTTTTTAAAAACAATAATAATTATGTCAGATCTTTTTTTACTAAGAAACTCAGAGATTATAGATTTATTTGAAATAAAAATTAATGATTTCGAAGGTTATTTTAGATTTCATGGATCTAAGAATTTCGATAAAGATTTAATTTTTAAAGGTGTGGTTTATCTTTATATACCTTGTGAGCTTTCTAATTTAGAATATTCATCCGAAGGAAAACAAAATCGTCCTGTTTTAAGTGTTTCAAATGTTAATAATTTTATAAGTAATTTTATTAAAGACAGAAACGATTTATTAGGTTGTCGTTTTTTTAGAAAGAAAATTTTAGCTAAAGATTTGGACGATGTAAATTTTGGAGGTGTTAATAAAAACACAATGGGGGAAAATTTTTCTTCTTCTTTTACTTCTTTTATATCGAATGATGCTTATATCATTCAAAAGAAAAATATAGAACAAAAAGATAAAGTTGATTTTCTTTTAGCGAATGTATTGGATATTGACGGTTTAGTTGTGCCGTCTAGAAAAATATTCAATGACGCATGTCAGTGGCAATACAGAGGTTGCGGATGTAATTATGGAAAAATTAACGGTTATGATGGCCCAAGTATAGCAATACAAAAATTTCCATACACTGATTTAACGCAGATTCCAAATTATACTACAGATCTTGTAGCTTGGTTTAAAGATGGTGTTAGTCAAACTATTGTTGGCGAATCTAATTTACAAATAAGTGACGGCACAACGATTCCATATCCTAAATTAACTGCATGGGCAGATTCTAGCGGTTTAGGAACTACAAAAACTTTTACTGGCAGTCCTAAAGTTTTTACAAATACAGCGGGTAAAACAGGAATTTTGTTTAGTATTTATGATACAATGACTATTAATTTAAATTTCACCAATGCTGGTACTGCTCCTCTTGATAGTGATTGCACTATTTTTTATGTAAGTTCAATGAAAAATATAGGTAAATATAACTATAGAAACAGAGGATTAACTGATACTCAGAATTTTTTATTGGGTTATTGGAAAAAATATGAGGATTGTTATCTTTATGGTAATAATCAATGGATTCTTTATCCAACTATTTCTAACGATAATATAAATGGCAGTAAAGATAGAGTTTATGCAGCAGTTATACCAAAAACAGCAGGATCTCAAAAGACAATTTTTTATAGAGATGGAAATAAAATAGTTGAAAAAAACACTCCAGTCGCAGCGTTTTTGAATGGTTTTGGATTTAATATTAAAACAAATGGTGAGCAAAGTGAAATAATTGTTTATGAAATAATCGTTTATAAAAGAGCTTTAACAAATGATGAAGTAAAAGCTGTTAGCACTTATTTAGCCAGTAAATATAAAACGCCAATTACTTATACATCAACTGGAACAGAATATAAAAAGAGTCTTGCTTTTTTTGATTCATTTCCTGATGATGGAAATTTAGGAGTTCCAATGGCCGATGAAAATAATAAACTATTTTTAGAAAGCCAACAACAAATAAATTTTACAAATTACGAAACTTATAAATTAAACAATTTAAATTATAAAGGAGATTACGACAATAATACTGACTATATAATAGGAGATTTTGTCAAACTTGATCCATCTTTAAATTACGATTTTAATGAAAAATCAATTTCAAGCAACTCGGATTTACCTACTAAGTTTTTTGTTTGCGTGGAAAATACAGTAAAAGGTCAAAACCCTCTTTACAACACAAGAGTTTGGAAAGAAGACAAGTGTTCTAAAAATTTAAATGGCTGTCTATTACGATTTGGTAATTCAAATGTTAATATACCTTTTGGCGGATTTCCAGGAACAGTGGGATATGATTACAAACTTCCAGGTTAAAAAAGAATTGTTAGATATTTTAAAACAAAAATCTGTAAATTCAACTACAGAGATATGTGGTTTTTTAATTAAAAAAAATAACCTTTATGATGAATTTATTGAATGTATCAATGTGCATCCTGATCCTGTTAATTACTTTTTAATTTCACCAAAAGAATGTCTTTTTGACGATGATGTTGTTTTATTCCATAGTCATCCAGCACACAGTAATTTGATTGGGTTTTCAGATTGGGATTTAAAGAATCAGCAATACTTTTATTTAAAAATGATAGTTTATAGTGTAAATAATAATGAATTTTATTATAAATCAATATGATAGATATAACTTTACATGGAATATTGGGAAAAAAATTAGGCAAAAATTGGCGATTAAATGTTGATTCTGTTTATGAGATTTTTGAAGCTGTAGAAGCTAATAATCAAAAAATAAACAAATACTTTTCTGATTTTCAAAAGTTTATTACTCATTTTATCGTTTATGTTAATGGAAAGATTTTGCCTCCTCATTTATTGAAAAGTAGAATATTAGAAAATGAAAATAAAGTAGAAATTATTCCTATAGTCCAAGGGGGCGGAACGGCGCTTATAATAACAGGTATAATTATGATGATTTTATCAATAGTTTTATCTATAGTTTTAAGCCCTAAAGTTCCAAAAGATGTGAAAACAAATTCAAGTATTTTGGGAGGCATAAATAATGTTCTTAACAGAAACGCTCCGGTTCCATTAGGATATGGAAGATTAAGAATTGGGAGTTTGGTTATTTCGAATGATATAATAATAATACCAAAATTTGATAATAAATATAAATCTGGAGTTTTTGCCGGTTTAGAAGGATCAACTGCCATAGTTTCAACTACCACTTAAAATGCCTAATACTTTATCATTTTTCGTTAGTAGTGTTGATACTTTTTCTATAGAAAGATCTTTTTCATCTATCGCGTCTGATGGCAAATTAGAATCTGATGAAAGATTGATAAATGTAGATGTTATATGTGAAGGTTCTATAGAAGGTCTTGTTGATAAAGAAGGCGATTTGTTGAAATATATTACAGATTCAAATTTTACTAAAGTAGAAAGTTTGATTTTAGGAAAAGGCGTTTATTTCAATGATGTTCCATTGATTGATGACAGGTTAAATAAATTAAACTTTGTTACGCAGGGTTTTGATATTTCATATGGTGAAGAATTTAACTATTATAAAGATCAATATGCGTCAACGGTTCATCGTTATAATAAGAAAATTTATTTAAATCAATCTGATTTTCAAATTCCAATGGGTCTAAATGCAGTATCACAGACAGCAGGAAGAGGATTTTTTGCAGCGCAGCTTTTTAATGGTGTAACTTCTATGGTTTATGATAAATACCCTTTATCACAACCGCAAAAATCAGATAACACTGTTGACGTTTCAGACTCTGCTAAATCTTCACATATTATAAACACTCTCAGAACGGCTTCTTTACAAACTCAGGTTTTTATTCATAAAATTGTAAACAAATATTGCGATCAACTATCTATTCATTTTAAAGCAGATTCGTTGTTTGATTCTATAAAAGGTAATGTTAATTCTGGTGGTATTTCTATGGGGATTTTAATAGAAGAAGAGAACAGCCCGAATACTTTTGGCGCGGTTTTTGTTTTGAATGGCATATCAAAAGGCAATTATGTTTTTGATGTTCCAATAAATTTAAATTTAGACACTGTCAATAAAAACACTTATTATGTAAAAATATTCGCTTTGACTGAAAAAATATCGCCTGTAAACGGAAATATTTTCAAAGAAATGAGTGTTTCTTCTATTATAGAAAGAATTAGAAATAAAGGATCTTTTTCTTATCCGTTTTCTTCTATTGTGAGATCTTCAGTTAGCTCTAATCATTTCAATAGCGATCCTCAAAGGTCGTTTGATTTAAAGCTTTTGAAAGTAAAAGTGCCAAAAAATTATGATTCAGAAATTGGTGAATACGATGGAAATTGGGATGGTAATTTTGACAACTTTTTAAGGTGGACAGATAATCCAGCTTGGATTTTAAATGATATATGCACGAATTCCAGATATGGCGTTTCGGCGGGAAACATTTCAGATAAAGATTTGAATAAATGGGAGTTGTATAAAATATCGAAGTATTGTGACGAGTTGGTTCCAGTTAACACTCCGTCTCTTTATCCCCCAGATTCTTTTGTAATACATGATGCGAATACAATATTAATAGCTAAAAGCTCTTATACATTAGAACAATTCAAGAAAAAATATCCATCTATAAACGATAAAACAAATGCAAATTTAAATGGTGGTTTTCATAATTCAATAATTTTTCTTTATAATCTTTCTAACGATACTGAA